GCCGGTGTTGGTGGCTGCGCTACAGTCGCCGGTCTGATTGTCGCTGCTTTCGGCTCTTTCCTTTATGTACTCGACAGCAGCTTTTACAATACCAGCGATACCGATTTCCGCCCGGAGCTTTATTTTCGTTCCGGCTCGCTTGCTGTCGCCTTTTTCTTCGTCCGTCACGCCATCGAGGTCAGCCACGAAAAACCGACTGTCGGCCGGAGCGTAATGGGCGAACACATCCAGCGGATACTCACATCCATGGAAACCTTTGTCGCACAGTTTCGCTTCCTCCTCCACATATTCTTTGCCAAGATCGAATTGGAAACCGCGGCATTTCATGTCTTTATCGGTGCCTTTGTAGACGATCACTTGACATCCCTCCCCTTATCGTGTATAGTTGTGGTGGTGGATTGGCTCCCGTCTTTTGCGGGGGCCTTTCTTTTTTTGTACTCCTCCTGCTGGCGGCGGATACAGCGCAGAACCCATACCGTGAAATTGCAATAGCCCATTTCGATAAGCTGCTGACGGAACTCCGCCATATTCACATAACCCAAAGGAATACGCACAGACAGTTTATAGTTTGCTTCCCGCTTCCTGCATGGATTGTCCGCTATCAGCGCTTCCGCTTCGGAAGTCCGCCGAATTCCGTAATAGCCCGGCTTCTTGCACATACTGTCCAGCGGCTTGGTGTAACCGGGGAACTTCTCCCGGATAACTGCTATCCTCTCATTCTGCTCCATGGCCTTACCTCACCAGCAGCAGGATAGCCGCTGCTGAAAAGATGGCTCCCATTCCGAGAACTACGGCCAAGGCTTCCTGCAGCCACTCCTTTTTACTCATCTTCCTGTACCTCCTTTTGCGGAAGCTCCGGCAGGAATGCCCACCACTGGACCTCGATAGCGCAATCCACATTGTCTTTGCTGACATTGAACACCTGATGCTTGGTGCTGAATGGCAAGGTTGCGTATCTTCCCGGATTTGTCTGGCACAGGTAATGCCCGTCCTTGCTGGGTACGATCTCATCCGAGTTAAACCACCGGATAAAGGTGTTGGTTGTTGCTTCCATGTTGTTCCTCCTTCTTTTCCACCCCGTTTGGCGGGAAAAACTTCTTGACATCTTTTATTGGAATAAATAATGCATCGCAGACCTTATAGACTTCCTCCAATGTCCACGGGGTCTTGCAAATCATTCTGTCGCTGATCTGCTGGCGGCTCATACCGGTGCGCTTTCCAAGGCTTGTCTGGTCGTGGCCAAGTTCCAGCATCAGCGCTCGCAGCCTGCGGTAGGTATCAACTTTCCTTGACATTGCTATCCCTCCCTTCATGTGGTAAACTATGGTTGAGGTGATTTGATGTTGACCAAAGCTGAAAAACGCGCTCTCCGAAAGCTGCGCTATCGCAGCACCATTACAATATCGGAAGAAAAGTTTGCAAAGATTGCGGCTTCCGGGTTGTTCTACCCCGTACTAAAGCCCGGCCAGTACTGGTGGGGCGGCAGCGGTCGCGTTAAGGTTCATTTGACCGATGCAGGGGAACAATCGTTAAGAGAATACCGTGCTTGGTGGTGGAAGGCGTTCTTCAAGGTTGTTTTCGCCGTCATATCCGCAGCGGCAGCAATCGTAACAATCTTCGATGCCGTTAGCGGGTAACGCAAATAACGACATTTATTGCAGTGCATATAAGCAGGATTACGCAGTATGCGATTTCCCACTTTGTCCACTTATTCATTCCCTACCTCCTTTTCCTTGATAAGCGCGTCCAGCGCTCGGCGTAGTTTTTCCTCCGCAACAGGGGCTTCACGGTCTGCGTTCAGCAATTGGCTTACATACTTCTCATGCAGCTTCGCCTGATGTGCCACGGCCTTGATCGTAAATCCTGCGTTGTGTATTTCGCCGATTAGCTTGCCTGTCCATTGTGCGGGCATACAAAAATTGACCCTCCTTTCCTTATATAGTTGACTTTGGTAAGGGGATGGGGTAGAATATAAGTGCCACCCAATATAAATACCCCGACACCCCAAGGTAAGAATTAACCGAAGTTAATTCTATATGCCCATTGTACTTAACTATAGTTAATTTGTCAATGCATATCGTTAACTTCGGTAAACTTCTCCGTTCTGCACAATATCGGAGGGAGATTTTTGGTATGTTTTACGATAACTATTGTGTACTATGTGAGATGAAGAAGGTTACGCCAACAAAAGCCGCAAAGGCCGTAGGGTTAAGCGCAGCAGCTCCGACCAAATGGAAAAAGACAGGAGCAAGCCCGTCCGCTGAAACCTTGCAGAAACTTGCGGCGTACTTCGGCATCACCGTTGACGAGCTTTTGGGTAAAGAAAAACAGCCCACCGAAGGTGAGCTGCATCCTGCCAATAAAAAACTTATGGAGCTTTCCCGGACTCTTTCGCCGGAGGAAGCCGAGAAAGTATATAAGGCCATTTCGCTGCTATTAGAGAAATAGCTCTTTCGCACTGTTCAGGTGTCATTTGTAAAATAAGCTGCTCTAACGCCGTGTTCCAATCCATTGGTGTTCCTCCTCTTTTGTCAATTATTGTCGAATAAAAATCCTTCCAAATTCAGTAGGTATTTGGTACAATTCAATTGTAACAAATTGCATTGCCAATATGTACTGACAAATGTTGCGGTTTTGGCGTCAAATTTGTCATGTTTTCCTGACAAAAGTGCCCGGTAACAAAAAACAGGAGATGAGTTTGTGAATTCAGACGAAGAAAGGAATTGGGAAAACTTTTTATTGGAGGTAGCCACAAAACGGCAGGAGCAGGGAATGACACACAAGGATTTGGCCGACAATGCCGGGACAGTTGAGAGGACGATCTCCCGGTTGCTTTCGGAGCCGACAAAAAATCCAAGCCTTTTTCTCGTTGCTTCCGTCTGCCAAGCGCTGCACATATCTCTCGACAAGCATTTCGTGAAGGAAGTCTATAACAAAACAGACAGCCAGAACAGCGAAGAAATGATCGAGATGCTGAAAGAGCAGGTGCGCCAGCGCCGGAGGCTCTCCAAAACGCTTTTCGCAGTTATTTTTGCCCTGCTGGCGATGATGATTTTATACCTCGTCCTAATCGATGCAAATAACCTTAACTACGGTTTAATTCGGGGTTAAGAACAGATGTTCTTTCCAAATATAATCGTACACCGTAAAGTGTACAATAATCAGTACTGGAGGAGAGAGGTCATGAAAAAGATATTTTCTTGTTTGTTGGCGGTAGCAATTTTGATTGCGCTTGCTTCGTGCGGAAAAGATGTAACAGACGAAAAAATAAAAGAGGTAGCGCAACAAATAGGCCTTATATCAACAAGCGTCAAAACAGTGGACGGTGTAAAGACTATCGTTGAGGATAGCTATTACTATGTGAATTTTGACATAGAAAACGGTGAGGTAAAAAAGGCGTATTGTGGAGACTATGTTTTTTATAAGGACGGAGAGGTAAAAAGCAAGTTTTATGACAAGCTGCTTTCCGTTGAGGATATGGTGGATTATCAAAGCAAGGTAGAGGATATTGTCCTTGCTGCCCTCACCAGCCCGGATACCGCGAAATTCCCCGGCAGTGGATTAACACCACTCGAAGGATGGTTCTTTATCCGTACAGGAAATGCCGTGAAAGTTGAGACGTATGTTGATGCTCAAAACGGTTTGGGAGTTTCCACGAGAAATAATGTCGTTGCTATATACAGAGACGGGGAGTGCGCAAAGCTCCAGATCGGCAACATAGATATAATTGGTTAATAAATACCGCCCCCGGCAACGAGGGCGGTTGTCTATCAGGAGGAGAAAAATGAAAGAAAGGACAAATACGGCAAAGTGGCTTGAGAAACAGAACCGCTGGCAGATCGCCGTCCAGAAAGATGGCGTAAGAAAAACATTTACAAGCAGTCGGCCGGGAAGGGAAGGGCAGAGGGAAGCGAACCGAAAAGCAGATGACTGGCTGGCATCAGGCATCTGCGGGACGAAGCTGCACCTATCGGAGCTGCACGAAAGTTATATGGAGCAGCTCAAAATTCGGACTTCGCAATCGAATTGGCGACCGCAGGAAAGCCGCTGGAAAACATGGATTGACCCAAGGATAGGCCACCTAAAGGCAGATGCACTTTGCGATGGGATTTTGCAAAAGGTTATCGACTATGCATACAATAACGGGAAATTGTCGAAAAAGTACCTGCAAAGCATCAGGGCCGACATGGTTTCTTTCTGCAAATATTTGCGGAAAATGAAAGTAACCGGCTTTACCCCGGAGGACATAACAATTCCCAAGGGAGCACCTGTTGGCGTTCGGAACATCTTGCAGCCAGATGATATTGTAACGCTTTTCTCCGTTGATACAACGATATACAAGGGGAAATTGGTAAAAGACCCATATATAAACGCTTATCGTCTTGAGGTTTTGACCGGACTGCGTCCGGGGGAATTGCGCGGTATCATGCGGAACGATTTCAAACAGGGCAGATTGGAGGTAAGACGGTCGATAAACGAGGATAACGAAATCACTACAGGCAAAAATGAAAATGCGATACGCAGCGTTTATTTGGGCGAAATTGCAGAAGCGATTGTAAAAGACCAAGCATCCAAGTCAAACGGCCTGTATCTGTTCCAAATGCCGACAACGGAAACCTATCGCAAGTTTTTCCAAAGATATTGCAATGCAAACGGAATTCCGAAAACGACACCATACGAGCTGCGCCATACTTTCGTTTCCCTTGCCCAGTCCCTACCCGAGGGGTGGGTAAAGCAATTGGTCGGTCACTCAAAGAGTATGGACACATTTGGGGTTTACGGTCACGCTGTGTCCGGGATGGATCGGCAAATAACCAGCGCACTTGATGGCGTGTTTACATCAATTCTTGGCCAGCAGGGAAAAAAGTGAGTTATTTTGTGAGTTTTTTTGCAAAAGAAAAAAGCCAGTAACCCGCATGGTTACTGGCTTTCTCGTTGGTGCGGAAGATGGGACTTGAACCCACACGCAAAATTATGTTATTGCCGTAAAGTGTAGGAACCAAGCGGTTTTTCCGGCTTTCATTCCGCTTAAAAAAGCATGAAAAACTCACTTTCGGAACAAAAGTGAGTTGCAAAGTGAGTTATTTTGCCACCGTATCGTACTGTTCGATGGCGGCTAAAATTCTCCCACGCAGCGCCTGCGCGCTGGCGTGTTCGGTTCTGTATTTTTCTTTGATTTCTTCCAGCTCGGCAACCAGCTTATCATAATCTGTCTGCGGCTTTTCTTCCTCTTTATAGGTCACGCCGAACCAGTCGCATACACCTTTGCAGAGTGCCTCGGCAATGCGCTTTTTGTTTTGCACAATCCAAATGGCATCCTGCCCGTTATCATGGAATGCGATTTCGGGATAGATCGACAGCATAGGAGTTCTGCCGATCTCGTAAAACTCGTCCTTCTGATAGACCCCTCGGTGGGTATTCCGGGGGTAAATCTCCATCAGTCTGCGGTAGACCATCTGACAGGCCCGGTCACTGACGCCCCCGGCTCTGCCGTAGCGCAGAACAGTCGGGCCCTGTGCAGTCCCTTCTTTCAAGGTGGCCGTGCTGGCATTGGTATGGATGGGCATATGGAGGTTGGATTTCCAAGCGATGCTTTCGGCTACTCGCTCCTGCATCGTTTTGTTGGGGGATGCGACCATCACATCAAACCCGCAGCGGGTGAGAGCCTCGGCGCAATAAGCGCCGATCTCTACACACACATCATGCTCGTACACGCCGGGGAAGCCGTAGTACGGAGCATGGGGAGCCGGTCTGCGTTCGGGTGAAAGATACACTTTAGGCATCTTTCACCACCTCCTCAAGAGGGAATTCCTCCTCTTTGACCTTTTTCACCATGCCGGTGGTGGCTGCGTCATATGTACCATTAGCAGCCAAAGCGACAATAACAGCGTTCAGCAGGCACAGCACCACGCCCTGTACCGTCAGAGCAGAGCCGTTAAAGGCTTCGGCTCCGATGAGGATGGCCACAGAGATGATGTAAGCAAGCAGCTGGGTGTTGATGTTCTTGAGGGGGGTCTGCTTGAGGAACTGGGTAATGATTGTGACCATCATTACAGCGCCTGCGTAAGTACCAAGGGAAGTCCAAGTTACAAATTCGTTCATTTTATGTCCTCCTTAAAGGAATTTGAGTTCACCACGAATACAGCGGTCGTGGACGCTCTTAATGTTGCGGATCGCTGCATCCGCTTTGGAATTGATGTAGACATCTTCGTGCTCCACACAGTACTCTGTGTAGTTGTCGATATCCTCCAGCACATTGTTGAAGGATTCTTCGCTGTGGTTCACCCCACGGCGCAGCTCGTCCGAAAAGCGCAGGATGCGGATGCGGCACATATCTGTCCGGTAGCGTTCGTCAGAATCAATATGCTGTTGCAGCTTATTGTCCAAGGCTGCCATACCGGAGATAATCTGATCCTGCTTGTCCTGCTTGCGGTCAATACGATGCAGCAGCCAGCTAATGACGGTAGCCAATGCGCCGGAGCCGAGGAGGGCCAGTGCAATTTCCATGGGTTGTCACACCTCCAGTATCATGGTTTTTATTCTGTTCAGCTCCTCAATCGAAGCATTGAAAAAATCATAGTTCCACACCCAGTGGTCATCGTGTTCGGGGCGTTTGTATTTCAGCAAGGATAAATCATCCCAAATCCTATCCCATCGGTCTTGGTACTTTCCGTCTTTGCGGTTATTCAGCAGTTTGATTATTTCTGCTGTCAGCTTCCCACGCTCTAAGCCTTTTCCATCGTCATTTCTTGCGAAATAATCATAGGCGTTTTGACTTTTTATATAGCAAATTGGATTTCCGCTGAAGCTGATTACATTGTTGGTTTCATCAAGTTTTGTGCCGTATCGAATGTTTACTTCGCCACACAAAGCATTTTGCTTAAAACGATTAAAACAAATGTAGTCCATATGTTATACCTTAAAACATGGAGCTACGCCATATGAATAATAGCCATATGACCTATAATCAGCAGAACCATTATCAGAAACCTTGCAATGGCGTAATGAATCACCTGCACACATGGAGCGCTCCCACCATTGGGCTTTATTATTTGGATAATTGTGCCTATATGCTACTTTGCTATTTCCAGCAGCAAAATAGGCGTATTGCTTTAAGAAATTGGGTTCAGATGTTGTGGCATATGTGCGTGTGCCAAAAACTTCATATTCGGCCAGCAGGTAGACTTCCTCATTGAACGCCGCCATCGTAATATTATTGCCTGAAATCTGTTCGCTGTATATGGATGATGTTTTGACAACTGCTTGTAGGTCGGTTGGAAATGCTGCTTTGATAAGCGGCATTACAACATTCCGCATATAGCACCCACTCCATTTAGTTGTACTATAATCTCCCGTTTGTGGATATATGATAAAACCCGCACCAGCATAGTTACTATAATTGTCATCAGTCAAACACACAAATTTACCATCGGTCTGTTCCGTTTTGAAACCCATAAACGCGATTCCTGTTCCTTCACGCTCTTTATTGTGGTCGAATCCAATAATGAACACCCAAGCCGTGTAATTAGAAAGAGTAAGTCCATCGGAGACTTTGCCGTTCATCGTGATTTGCTTGCAGTCACCAACTGCCCAATAGTTTTGTCCCTCGCCAGCGTCAGATACCTGCTTAATTATTGCCCAGCTTGTATCGTTCAGCACAGGTGAAGGTAATGCGAAGTCAACTGTGGCAGGAACAATGACTTCCTGCTGGGCAGATACCGTTGTGCCGATTGCTGCGGAAACCGTCCATTTGCCCTCCTGCGGTATTTTAAGTCGAGCCTGCCCACCGGAGGAAACACCTGTCACGGTCTTGCTGCCAAGAGTAGCAGTAACGGTTGCCCCGTCAGCGACATTTGCTACAAGTTCAAGGCCACCGCCACCTGCCATGATTGGATTACCGTAAATTACGCTCATGCAGATACCTCCGTGATGGTCACCTGAACCGAAAGATTGGCATTGGGCTTCTCTCCCAGCGCTTTTGCGGTAAGGGTGCCATTGTTGTTTTCAATCCAGATAGCGCTGGTGCCGCTGTCGATAAGTACGCCAAGGGCTGTTGCGTCCATTTGGATGTCTACTTTGCTGTTGACTGTGATGCCGCTGATGGTAACGGTTTGGGTGTAGGGGCTTTCTGCGCCCATCCAAGATGCAGCCGGGAGGGAGATTTGCTTAACCACAAAAGTGCGGTTTATTTTGTACTCCATTTTACCGATGGCCTGCGTTACCGTGTCTGTTGTGGTTACATTCTGCCGGGAGGTTGCCTGCTTGTAGCCGGGGATTTTGATTTGGCTGCCGGTGTAATCGCCGGTTTGCGGTGTCACCGCTCCGGTGCGGCCGTTAAAACTTGCAACCGTTCCAGGGCTGATGGTGTGCGCCACATACTGTAAATCGGAAACCATCGTCGGCTGTGCCGTAAAAGTTGCTATCGGCAGCTGATAAACCGTACCGCTTGCATTAATGTCCTCCTGCACCAGCGCCGGGAGCGGGTCTTGTGCCTGCGTAACAAAAGCAATCGGTGCTTCGGTGTTTGCCATGTCAATTTGGATAAGCAATCGACCGGGGACGGAGCCGCTGGTCGGGAGCGTCGCATTGATGGTCTGCGCTTCTACCACAAAGTTTCGGCCGAGAATAATTCCGCGGCCATCCGAAACATTGATGATGTTTCCGCCCTGTGTTGTTACCTCAACGCCGGTAAATATACCGCTGTCGTTGATAATGTGGTTGTACAGATACGCATCATCCGTTGGAGTTACGATAGATGCGTTATACTGGAGCAGCGTTATCATGCGTTTGCCCTCCTTTCAAGGATTAGGATTTTGGTCAAATCGGCGCGGACAACGCCAAAGGTCATTTTTGTGATATCCTGTGACCGGGTATAGCCGGTAAGGATGGATTTGTAACTGCTGTCTCCGTCAATTACAAGCACCTCTGTACCAATGGCCATAGAGGTATCAAGTACGCCACAGTCGTTTCGGGCAGTCAGCTCAATCATGTTGTCATACTGCTGCGGAGTGAGTGCTTCGTATGCCTTTTGATAAGCTGCGGTATCAAAGTCCACATCGGTCTCCAAAAACTGCGCTGCGAAGAATACCGGCGTAATCCGGTCGGAATTGTTGGTGTCAACCTTTCCGTTTGGGTGCAGATAATAGGTAACATTCTGCGTTTCATCCGCTTTGTTGTAGATGGTCACCTTGTTCAGCTGGCCGGAGCTGTCGCCAATGATAATGTTTTTATCCACAATGGCTTGTAGGCTTGCTTCGATGACAGCGCTTTCACTTACCTTTCCAACCGTAACGGTAATAGCCTTATTCTGCGGGTCAAAGGCCATGTTTATGGCTATGCCGTAAGCTGTCAAGGATTTGGTAATGATCTCGTAAAAGCTGTGGATGTTATCCTTGAGGTTCAGCGCTCCGGTGGTCTCGGAGGTCGTTTCCACCGTCATGCCGGTGATGTTTTGTAATGCATCATGGGAGGAAATGAAATTGTCCGTTATGATACCGGCGATAAACTGCTCTATTTTGGAGGATGTGGTGCGGTCAAAATGCACATCAACATCAAACAGCGCCATCAATGGCTGTGCAGAGATGGTCACGCCTGTTTTGTCGGTTTCGACATCATCCACGATCCCCTGATAGGCTACAACGCCGTTTTGGTCGGTCACGCTGATAAAATCTCCTTTCTTTGCATCGATTTTAACCGCCCGGAGAGTGGTTTTTTCCGCCGTTAGGTAGTCAAACTGTATCTCCGGGCTTTCAATCGGCGCAAAGCTGCGGAAAGTATAATCACGAGCGAACACTTCACACTTAAACAGAGTACGCAAGTTTTTCCACCTCCACATATGCTGTTATATCCGATGTGCCGTCGTGCGAAAATGTCAAAGTGCTTTCTCCCGGCGGAGCATAGATAAATCTTCCGGTCGAAAAGTCGCTGGACTGATACAGGTTTTGGATGTATGTCCCGTCCAGCGCATACTCGGCAATCTCCATTGTTGCAGGGTCAGCATCAACAACGAGTTTGTGGCCGTCAGGGATTGTTGCGGTTACTTTTCCGACCGCTACACGGGTACCGGCCTTGATAAGCGCCCAAGCAGGATTGACGACCGGGCCGAAGATTTGCAGCTTGCACGGAGATGCCAAATCCCCGTTTCTTATTTTTGCAGTTCCTGTTGCTGTCTCTGCGTAATAATAAGGATAAGTATAGCTGTACCTTTTAATCCCTTGGTCTGGCGCTTGGCTTTGCGTTACCTTAACAGCTTCATGCCAAGTCCCGAAGCAGAGGAATGTAATCGGTACTGCCAAATAGCCGGATTTCAGCTCCGACTTATCCGCAGACTGCACTTCGCACTTGATTTTGTACCATGTGTCCAGCGGGGAATACATCAGGTAAAGCGGGCCTTTTGTCACGAACGAAATAAACGCCTGATACCGTGAATAGTCGAAGAATATCATTTCGCCTGTCACGGCATACTGGTTAAGGAATTCATCCGATACCAGCCATGCGCTTCCGGCTTGGATGGTGGAGTAGGTTTTGCCAAAGCCTAATCCACCCGGCGCATTGAAGTACGCCGTTTTGTCCATCAAATCCCATTCGGCGCCGACACCGTTCTTGAGCTTAAATTTTCTCATCAGTAAGCCCTCCCAAGCGCACGGTTGACCGCCTGTACCAAGTTCCTTGCGGCAGCTTCACCGGCTGCGTTATCGTAGCCGTTAAATGTGTTGTTCATTTCGATGGTGATGCCGCCACGGTCGTTTCCGTTCAGTGGCATAACATGGGCACGGCCACCGGCCATGGTAAGCAGCTCCGGCCCGGCTTCGCCGACGATGGCGCTGCCGGAGGACAAAACTCCGCCCTTGGCAAGATAAGCAATTTTTCCGATGGTCGGAATATTAAATCCGAGGGACTTACCGCCCAAAACAGGAACCCAGTCAGGGACATCAAAGTGGATCTTATTCAGACCGTTTATCATCCAGTTGATTGCGTCAATGACCATGTTGATTAGTGCAATGATGCCGTTAAGGGGCGCTTTTGCAATGTCAACAAGCGCCGTAAAGATTCCCTTAAAGATTTCCTGCACACCTTTCCATGCTCTTTCCCAATCTCCAGTAAAAACGCCACGAACAAAATCGATAATACCGTCAAAAACGGCCTTTATGGAATCCCAAATGGATTTTACTGTTGAGAAGAAGAAATTTAAGATTTCCCCCAATACTCCAAACGATTCCGACCAATCCGTCGTAAATACGCCCTGCAAGAAATCATCCACACGCTGGAGGATGGCCTGTATCTCGTCGCCCTTTGTTGCAATCAGCGCAACAAGTCCTACAATGGCGGAAATAATCAGAACTATCGGGTTGGCTATCAAAAAATTAACAGCTGTCGTTATGCCCGTTACAATTCCAGGGATTACAGTTCCCGTTATGAATGTGAACGCAGATGACACAGCGCTCATAACGGCTGGGATAGCTGTTTCTGTAATAAAACCTATTGCCGCCCCAATTCCGCTTGAAATTCCCTCTACAACGGTTGTAATAATCGGCCCCATTTTAGTTGCCGCTTCAATAATGGCGGGTATTACCGTGCCTGACAGCTTGCTCATCGCTCCGGCTATGCCTGATATGATTCCAGCAACAGGAGAGATTGCCGCAATAAGACCGCCGACAATAAGGATCGTCTTTTTGACCCCATCGTCCAGGTTTGAAAACCAGTCGATTGCATTTTGAAGCCCTGCGACGATTTTATTGATAATCGGAAGCAGGATATCACCGATGGAAATCGCCAAGTTATTTAGCCCGTTTCGGAGTATTTTCATCTGGCTTTCGGTCGTTGCGTATCTTTTGCTTGCCTCGTTGGAGAGAGCAATATTTTCGTCCCATGCAGTATTTGCGGTTGTAACAGCATCGCCCAATACATCGGACGCAAGGGCTAACGCGCGAAGCATATTGGACTGGCGAATCCCGGAGAGCCCCAATTCATCCAATACGGAGATTGTGTCCTCTCCATTTTCGTTCATCTTCCCAAGCCCGCCGATGAAAGCACTGATTGCGTCTATCGGTTCATTGCCCCACATATCTGCGAATTCAGAAGCAGATACACCAGCGATCTTTGCAAATGTTTCAAGATCATCACCACCAGCAGACACAGCCTTGCTTATTGCGGTCATTGTTTGGGTCATTGCCGTACCGCCTGCCTCTGCGTTGATGCCAACCGAGGACATTGCGGTAGACAATGCAAGGATATCCTGTTCGGACAACCCGGCAACTGTACCAGCAGACGCAAGGCGTGTAGCCATCTCAACAATATCGCGCTCTGTTGTGGCAAAGTTATTGCCAAGGTCAACGATGGTACTGCCGAGTTTGGAGTATTCATCAGCGGTCGTTCCGGTAATATTGGCAAATTTGGCAAGTGCAGAGGCAACTTCATCAGCGGAAAGGTTTGTTGCTTCGCCCAAGTCGATCATGACGCGGGTAAAGTCAAGTACATCATCGGTGGCAATACCCAACTGTCCAGCAGCTTCCGCAACCGCAGCAATCTCCGTAGTGGACGCAGGAATTTCTTCTGCCATGTCCAATATGCCCTGCCTGAGTGCCGCAAGCTGCTCTGTCGTGCCGTCTACTGTTTTTTCAACGCCAGCAAAGGCGCTTTCAAATTCTACAGCCGCTTTTGTGGCTGCCACTCCTGCTCCTGCAAAGGCCAAAGATGCCGGTGCAAACTTCTTTGCAATGTTCCCGGACTTTTCTGCTATTTCGCCGGTAACTGCTGAAACCTGTGCAAGTGCCGCACGGCTCCTGGACGCTTCGGCCTGTAGGTCTTTCAGCTTTAGTTCGGCGCTGGTCAGTTCCCGGACTAACTCACGGTATTGTTTTTGGTTGATCTCCGTGCCGTCCGCCATTTCCTGATCCGCTTTCTTTTTGGCGTTTCGGAGGCTTTCAACCTTGTTTTCTGTATTTTTGATTTGATCCCCGAGCAACTTCTCCTTTTGCTTGAGCAGGTCAATATTGGTCGGGTCGAGTTTCAGCAGGCGATTGACTTTATTAAGCTCCGATTGTGTCCCACGGATTTCGCTGTTCAGCGAGCTGATCGCTTTCGACAATCCCTTTGTATCGCCGCCGATTTCAACAACGATGCCTTTAACATTTTCAGCCAATCTTACCACCTCCTGCGAAGAAATCACGCAAGCCGCCGGGTCTGCCCTTTATGGCATACTGTTCTGCGTCGTTGGCCTTTTCGATCATCAAATCATAGACCATTCCGCAGGTCATGTCCTCCAGCGCTTCATCGGATAACCCGAGTTCAGCGCAGCGGAGCATAAAGGTTGACCCGGTAGGCTCACGCACGGTTTGTTTTATTTTTTTTTTGGAACAGCGGTAGTCTTGTTGTTCAGGCTCCAAAGCTCCAAAATGGCAGGGAGCACTTTATAGATGGAAAACATCTCAAACTGCTCCAGCCACTCGTCAACATTGTCCGGGATGGACCCGTCATATTGCCGAGCCATGATAAAAGCGACATCCTCAAATATTTCAAGATCGCTTACGGAAAAAGATCCGTCCTCGGATGTCGCTGCCGTTTGTAGCTTTTGCAGGTCACGGACAATGTCCCGACCCACTTTATGGCGGTAGATGCGTGGGGTCAGCGCATTAGCGCACAACCCTACGCTTTTTCCGTCGATCTCGATTACTTTGTTCATTTCAGCCTCCAGTCGTCGGAGTGAATACGGCGGTGTACCAGCCGTTCACGGTCGCCTCCGGGGTCTCCGCCGTAGTGTAGGCAAGGGAGTTGCCGTTTGCCAGCGGGGAAGCGGTGATGCTGACGGTCTGCGTCTGCGGCTCTACGCTCTCGGTCGTGGTGTTCAGCTCACGGGTAGGCCGAGTGCAGGTGCAGTTATAAAGAACAAACTTCGTCCCGTTCACGTCGCCCTCCTCTTGGAACAGCAGGGCGAAAGACTTGGGCTGAATGTTTGCATTCTCGATCATCACCTTGCTGGTGGTGTCAAGAGTATACCCGAAAACATCCTTGAGGAATGCTTCGGGGAAAACGGCAACTTCGAGATCGCCGGTGTAGCCGCTGTTCGCCACGGCTACGAAATACTGAATGTTGTCCGCATAAAACGGTGTGGTATCGCCGGAAGGCTCCAAAGACAGGCTAACTGCGCCGGGGATGGCTACGGGAGTGCCATAGGTGTTATTTTCCCCGTCGAGGATAGCGTAATGGACATTCGAGATACCGAATTTAACTTTATCAGCCATTTTTACACCTCGATTTCATAAACTACTTGGTTACATTGTTGATCCTCAATGTAACTTTCGGACTTTTGCCAAAACAGAGAGGACAAGGCCTGTTCGACTTTGCCCTCTGCTGTTAGTTCTTTATCTTTTGTGTAAAGCTCAACCTGTATATGGTTGATGGGGTGATACACCACATTGTCAGCGCCAAAATTATTGGAGTAGGAGACGCGATAGAGGATATACGGTAACTTTTGCGGCTTATTGAAGTAACCGTAAGCTACGGGCATCCTCGTCTGTTTTAACAGGGAATTGACCTCTTGCAGTGTCATCCTTTCTTAATCACCACCTTTACACGGGTTAATAGTTTCTGCTCTGCCTTTTGCTCCGCTGGGCCGATGTGGGGGAATGGGCGGGCAGAGCCTTTTGCGGTTCCGCCTGGGCCTGCGTGACCATGTTCCAGCAAGTGCGTGAGCTGGTAATCCGTTTTGTTGAAAATTCGCATACGGATATCGCTGTAGCTCTCATATGCGACCTTGTCACGCCAACCGGCCTTATAATCGCCGGTCTGTACCGGGCTGCCGGTCACAATGTCTTGGCGGCATTCCTTTGCCACCTGCCGAACCTCTTTTTTTACGCCATCCGTAACGGCCTGGTCATAGTTTTTCAGTTCGGACAGGATTGCCGTTGCCAACTCATCCGGTCTAACCGTTTTCGACATCGTTGCCCACCTTTTCCTCTAGGTACAGCTCTATTTCATCGCTGCCTGTTGCAAAATAGGTGCGATAAATGGAATAGCGTGTGCCGCGCCACTCGGCTAATTTCTGCCCAGCATAGTTGGCGATAGGAGTAACCGCCACAAGGGACGGCTGCAAGCCGTTTTGACCGGCGGAATAGAACTCCGCCCGTGTAGCGGACTGCAGCCGCGCCCAGACCTGTGTTGTGGTTTCTGTGGCAATCTGTACCCCGATATCGTTCTGCTCAAAGGTTTGGGAGATTAATGTAATGAGATTATCCAAATCAATCACCCACCTTTTGCTCAAACAGCCGGTTGTTGAGTGCCCACCGGAGCATCCGGGGCATTGCTACGACCTTTTCCCGGCGTTGCCGGTAAAGGTAGGCGGCGTACATCTCCACAAGCATAGCATCACCGGTGCTGGTGGAAAGTACGATTCCCTCGGTAGCGATATACTCCTTGGCAGACGCGATCAACGCCGACAGGTAATCGTCAAGCGCTGTTGTGGAAAGTTGCAAATCAACCTTCAAGATCACGAGGATATCAGCGTCTGTCATGCTTTAACCCCCTTTTAGGAAGCCTTGGTTACATTGACTGTGTAAACAACGGTCTCGTTTCCATTCTTGACAGTAACGGTCAGAGGATGGGCAGCGCCATCAGCCAGCCAGGTAACAGAGCCGCCGTTCTTCACATTGGCGTTGTTGTAGGCAATAGCGACCTGCGCACCGGCAACCTCGGTAGTGGCGTTTACTGCAGCAGTCGCAGCGGAAGCGGTAGCGGTGTAGCTCAGCACATCGCCATCAAAAGCAGGGCTGAGGGACAGGTTTCCAACGGTCAGAGCGGACAACTTAGCGTTGTTGGCGGTATCAGCCGCAAAGGTCATGGAGGTGGTTACGGAAGCGCCGTTAATGTTGATCGCCACAAAAGCGCCGGGGATAACGGGCATACCGTCAGCACGCTCTTTGCCGCGGAATACGGTGTTGTCCTGAATGAACTGAACCTCGCGGGATGCTTCGATGGTCATGCCGGAGCGCTGCGCCCACAGGTACAGGTCGCCATAGCCGCCAACGATGTCGCCATCGGGGATAAATTCGAGGATTTCCACATCACCGCCGATGATGGGCATGGTCATACCGTCAAAGGTGACATACCGGCCCAAAGCGGTAGCAAGGATTGCCTTGGACTGCAGAGTAGCCAGGGTCTTGCTATTCATAGCCCAGAAGCGCTCGCCGCGGGAATAGCGGGTGAAGGTGTTACCAGCAGCAACAGCCAGCGCAGCCCAGAAAGCCTCGCCGGTGGAAGCGGTGGGAATGGTGATGATGTTGGAGGTGTGCAGGTCAACCCAAGCAGGAGCATTGGCCGGGTAATCGCTGGGTTTGCTCTCCTGCGCCAGACGCGTCACAATACCAAGAGGCATCTTCTGACCAGCGCCCTTGCCGTACAGGATGGCCTTATCCTTGGCAAGGCCGATAGCCTCGGACAGCATCTCGACGATCCAGGAGGCGAGGTTTACATCGTTATCCTCCAGCAGGGAATTACAAACAGGAACATAACCGGCAACCTTGAAGCCGTCAAGAGTGATCTGGTTAAAGCTGAAGGTCAGCTCATTGATGGCGCCGCACATTTCAGTCCAAACGGCCTCGGGGACAGTACCGGCAATGGTCTGACGGGCTTCGCCATTGACATTGCGGATGCGGACCCGACGCATCAGTTTGGAGTAGCGATACATATTCTCGGCAATAAGGTCGAGGAATACAACAGGGATGGTCAGCTCACCACCGGTGATATCTCTCTTGCTGCGGGCAGCGTTACGAAGCTCCGCAAAGAAGGTCTGCACATCGGGCTGGGCTACGATAGCGTCACGCTGCTCTTTGGGAAGAGCGTCAAAGGCGCGCACATTCATGGGGAGGGAGCGAATGTTGATGGTATTCATGGTAAAATCATTCCTTTCGTCTTTCTTTTCTGCTTTGGGTTCAGCCTTGGGAGGATCCTTTTCGGCATTTTCCAAGTCTTCCTCAAGGCCCTTGATTTCTGCGGACAGTTTTTCTTTTTCGGCGTTGTGGGCATCCTGTTCCTCGGTAAATTTGTTCATGGCGTCCTCAACAGCCTGCTGCTCCTCATCGGTGGTAGCTTCGCCGATTGCTTTTTCGATTTCAGCGGAGCGTGTTGCAAATTCTGCGTCTTTAGCTACCAGTGCCTCAAAAGCTGCTCTTTTCAGTTCCAGCTTTTTGGCAATCATAATGGATTTCAGTGCCATGTCAGCACTCCTTTCTTAGCTTTTTGAGGGCTTCGGCCCTCCATTGGTCGAGCTTGCGCTCGTTGATCTTTTCAAGGTCTTTTTTCCGAGCCTCTACCATGGTGTCCTCGTAGGCCGGGAAGGTAACGACCGATACCTCATACAGTTTGACTTTGCGAATAGTCCACACGGTTGTGCCATCTGGCCGGATTTCGGTTTCCTCGTCAAGGATGTCAAAGCCGAAAGAACATTGGGAAACATCCCCACGCTTTACGCGCTCATAGGCGTTCATGGCATCCTGATCCGCTTGATTAATGAGGATGGACCCCCAAAGGCCCAAATCGTCAACGCGGAGGGTCAGTGTACCAGCTGTTGTTCTGCCAAGCACGATTGTGGTATCATGGTTAACCAGCGCCCGAATATCATCACCGAGGGTACCATCAAAGGCTCCTCGGTCAATGCGCTCGATGGCTTTATCCCACATCCGGTATTCGCCGGTAAAGGTGGCGAAATAGCCCTCAATGTAGAGGTTTCCATCAGCAGCGCGGGTTTTGAAGTCGCCACTGCGGCTGATTGCCTGTCTTGCTCCTACCATTTACTCACCTCCTCCGTTTAGTTTTTTCTGATCGCCAAGGCGGTCCGCGGGAATGTAGTTTTCAAGGGCCAAAAGCTCATCCATCCCCTCGTGCGGAGTAAGCCCAACCCAACTGCGCCACTCGTTCCGTGTCATTGCCATGCGGTCAACCATTTCCGCGCCAGCTTTGATGGTTTCCTCCAAGGAATAGTTGTAGAGGGAGCGGACATTGAAGCGGAAAAAGTAATCCGGAGATACGAGCAGCTTTCGGCTAAACTCCTGCTCCAAAATCTGTGCAATCGGCATGATACGGGAAGAAATAAAGTTGTTCCATTCGTCTCGCTTGAACTCGCCAACGCCCAAAACAAAAGGCGGCACGCCAAGAATGGTTGCCACCGTCGTTTTATCCAGTTTTACGAAGTCTGCCAGCGCAAGATCAGATAGAGTAAGGGGCCTTACCTGTTCCACCGAGAATTGCTCGGCAGGAATCAGCCAAGGTTCCCCGGCTTTATTGCTTGCAACAAAATCGCCAAGGAGCTTTGCCCGCCCCTCCGGGTCAGAAAACTCGTCCGTCAGCGAATCCACCTTCACGATAAGAGACGGTTTCCATTCACTGGCCATGAAACCATTTTCTGTTTTCGCCGCTTGCTTTAGGTTATTTGCCACATCAGCCAGCGCAATGCTGTACCCAGTGCCTTGCCATGGGTAGTAATTGCTCGGATTTATGGCAAAATGCAGCACATCCTCCGGGTCATAGGGTTCCCCAGATATTTCGATGCTATAATACCGTTCCCCATTCGGTACAAATGCTACAAACGCCGCCGGAATCGGGTCAAGCCGCCGGAGCAGCCCCTTCCGGGTCTTTGGGAGCACTACAGCGTTCCCCCGGCCATCCAGCAGCATTGTTTTGATGATCCACTGGATAAAGTTTGACCGGCCCATGTAACTGTTTGGCTCGATATCAACCACACGAGACAGCCCATTTTTAACCCGGATATCTCCACTATCGGTGTTTTGCATCAGATAGATTGTCATGCTTCCAATTAAAGACGCAATCCTATCAACAGCAGCACAGATTTCCGGGTTGTGCGCAAGGTCTGTATAGCCGGAACAGGTTAGGTCTTTCCAGCCGGTTCCATCACACAGGCATACAGCGCTCCGCGTTTGGGGCTTATCCCGAGAGCGGAAGCGCTCAAAAAAATTTGCTATGCTCATTTATCACCCCACCATTTCTTTCCTGCTTTAGATTTATCCAAAGCCTCCAAGTACCGCACCGTGGCGAATACGGAGGCATCGAACACATCAATTCGGTTTGTCGGTCTTACCTTGTCGTACTGGATCATGTCGTCTGTCTTTTCGACGGCCGAGACATTCCCAACACAATACTCATATGCTTCGGAATGCATATAGTACAGCGTCCCATTTTTGGCGCTCTGCTCGATATGCCGGAAACCTTCTGATTTCCTGTAAAAATACTGCGGTTGGTCGATAATGTTAAACCCAGCCGATTTCATGCCAATGAAATACTCTCGGCAGAATTTACGGTCATGCCCCACCTGTCGTATTCGGAAACCGCGCTTTCGCATTGTAACAAACCAGTTGACAACATCGGCGTGGTTTACGGTTGGACTGTTGCACATGGTCAAAAGTCCATCATCGGCCCAGCCGAAAAGCGGTATACCATCCTCGTCGGCCTTAACATGAGCCTGCACCACAGGGAACCAAGCGTGACTGATGATGATATCCACGCCTTTGTAATTTCCAAAAAGCGCAGCCGCCGTTAGGTCGTGCATTTTTGAGAGGTCTGCACCACCGTACCAGTCTATTGGGAGCTTGGAAAGCTCGTCCAGCGTCCAGTTGTATTTTTCATCGCTTCGCCGGAATTCGTCGAGGTTGAAATAGGACTTGATAGCCCCGGTATAGACATTGAGAGACTTTGCGAAGAAATCTTTCCGCTGCTGCGGGTCATTCTGCGCCTGCAAGCTATCGTTTAGAATTTCCTCCGGCCGGATGGAAACGCCATAGGCCGGATTGGCCATCTCATGTACCAGGGGATTGGTATAGTCGATATTTCCCTCCTCATCCGGATTGGCGCAGCACATAAAGATAAAATATTGTTCGTCCTTGATTGTGCCATCCAGCACCTTTCGGCAGTATTGCAGCCGCTGCCCAAGGAAGCCCTGTTCGTTATCGCCAGCCGTGGAAATACCTATCAGCAGCTTGTTGGTGTAGGCTTTCATGGCTTCCTTAAAAAGGTTGTACTGCTTAGGCTTGGTAAAAGCGTGGATTTCATCGCAGATCGCAATATTGCAGTTAAGAGAATCCTGCGCATCCGGGTTTGCAGCCAGAGCGCGGATAAAAAACGAGCCGTCTGGAAGCTCTGCCTCCATTGAGTGCTCGTTGTTGTTGTCAATGATCTTTACACCGCCGCCATGCTTCTCGTCCTCGCCCATAAGCCGGATGTTATAATCCAGAAAATTAAAGCTTTCAAGGGACTGCATCAGAGCCGCAGCCGATATGTAGGTTTTGGAACCGCTGCGCCGGTACCACAGGGACAGCGCCCATGCGAGGGAAGCGGCAAAACTGGTTTTGATGTTCTTTCGAGGGATAAAAATAAGGGCTTCATGAAACCGCACCACATCGGTGCCTTTCAACTTAAACCCAAGAAGATTGTATATGATGAATTTGTGAAACGGCTCCAGCAGGAACGGCTTTCCCCGGAGCGGTGTACCGTCCAGCTTTTCCCCCTGCTGGTGGCAGAGGGTCTTTTCGATGATTTGAATACAGAACTCCGGCCCTTTCGGCGCGAAATCGTACTTGTCATTATCGAGGTCAGCAAAGAAACGGTCAACAGCCTGCCGCAATTCCTTGCAAGCGACCTTTCTCCCGTCTCTGATGCTTTCGGCATACTCAAGGACTACGGGCCAGTTCTTACCCTTAATCTGTCTCAAGGCTGGCAAGAGCAGCGGCAAGGCCGCCCTTTTCCTCCTTTTCCTTCACTCCGCCGGTCATTTTGCGGAAACTCGATGGAGTAAGCCCCAATTCGCGCCAGTATGCCAGTGCGCTCTTGTTGAGGTCGTCCCACAGAATCAACAGAGGGTTTTTTACCATGTTTGTGGCGTTCCCTTTGTTGGTATATTCGATGACGGACTTACCGCCGGACTTTTTGAACTCGGCCTTGGTCTTATCCCGCTGTTCCAGTATCTCTGCAAGCGTTTCTACCGCAGATTGATAAGATGGGTCGGCCGTACCGAGTTTTTCCATCTGTTTTTCGATAGTTTCAACCCATTTTTCCTTTGTCATGGCTTCCCCTTTCTCAAAAATATACCGTAGAGTTGGAAAA